GACAGTACTATCTACTGATATTTCCGCTGAGGCTTCTCGTGCGGCGTCTGCTGAGGCAGGTCTCTCTACAGATCTCTCTTCTGAGGCTTCCAGAGCAGGATCAGTTGAGACAGTACTATCTACTGATATTTCTGCAGAAGCATCACGTGCGGGTTCTGTCGAGACAGTTCTAAGCACCGATATTTCCGCTGAGGCTTCTCGTGCACAGTCTGCTGAGGCAGGTCTCTCTACGGATCTCTCATCTGAGGCTTCTCGTGCAGGATCTGTTGAGACAGTTCTAAGCACCGATATTTCCGCTGAGGCTTCTCGTGCAGGTTCAGTTGAGGTGGTTCTTTCTACGGATATCTCCGCTGAGGCTTCCCGTGCGCAGTCTGCAGAGGCAGTGCTTTCCACGGATCTCTCTTCTGAGGCATCACGTGCAGGATCCGTTGAGGTGGTTCTCTCAACAGACCTCTCTTCTGAGGCTTCCAGAGCAGGTTCAGTTGAGACAGTGCTTTCTACAGACCTCTCTTCCGAGGTTTCTAGAGCACAGTCTGCAGAGGCTGTACTTTCTGGTACAATAAGCTTCTTCATATCAAATACAGACCCAGTTGCAATCGACTCCCTCACAGAGCTACTATCAGCTTTCCAGTCAGCTGATCAGGATCTCAGTGGAACAATGTTCGAACTTGCAAGTGGACTATCTTCAGATATCTCCGCTGAGGCTTCTCGTGCAGGATCTGTTGAGACAGTTCTAAGCACAGATATCTCTTCCGAGGCATCACGTGCGGGATCCGTTGAGACAGTGCTTTCAACTGATATCTCTTCTGAGGCTTCACGTGCAGCATCTGCTGAGGTGGTTCTCTCTACAGACATCTCTTCTGAGGCTTCTAGAGCAGGTTCAGTTGAGACAGTGCTTTCATCTGATATCTCTTCCGAGGCATCGCGTGCGGGTTCTGTCGAAACAGTTCTCTCTACAGACATCTCTGCAGAGGCTTCTAGAGCAGGTTCAGTTGAGGTGGTCCTCTCTACAGACATCTCCGCTGAGGCTTCTAGGGCGGCATCTGTTGAGACAGTTCTAAGCACAGACATCTCCGCTGAGGCTTCTAGAGCAGGTTCAGTTGAGACAGTTCTAAGCACAGATATTTCCGCAGAGGCTTCTAGAGCAGGATCTGTCGAGACAGTGCTCTCTTCGGACATCTCTGCAGAGGCATCACGCGCAGGTTCAGTTGAGGTGGTTCTCTCAACAGACATCTCTTCCGAGGCTTCTCGTGCACTGTCTGCTGAGACATCTCTTTCATCGAGAATTTCTGTTATAGAGCCAGTCCAGTACTTGGGCTCAACAGTAAATGCAGGAGATGGAGGCCCAACAACAGCTATCATTGATCCTAATCTTGCTGCTTGGCTTGATGAATTAGGTCCAGGCGTCTTCTATGCAATGTTCTCAGTCATGGCAGCAGGATCCATCGGCGGCATGATCCAGGACGTTCGAGTTGCAGGATCTTGGGATGGAACAGCAGTCACAGTTGATGACGTGATGGTCTTCAACAAGAAGTACATGGGCTCAGCTACATTGCTTGATGCCGATGTGCTTACAGACGGAACATTCTCAGTCGATCAGGGCGCTGAGAACGTGGGCTTCAACTGGATGGTTGAGCGCATCAAGATCTCGTTCGTCGCAGCGTGATCTTACAGAGTGAACTAGCTCGAGAGGGCTAGACACTCGAACGGGACCTCAGAAATGGGGTCCCGTTTTCTTTTTCTCTAATTTGTGTCAGACTAGATGGCCCTACATTACACCAATAATTCTATAGGCGACTTTTATGTAGGGTGATGATGAACCCACAACAAGCGTCCAGACTCCTGAGACACCTGTGAGACTCTTCACGTAGACATTTGCATTCTGATTATTACCAGGAGTTCCATCTCCCAGGGGAGTGAGGCATACTGAAGGCATACTGGGATAGAAGCATCCAAAAACGACTGATGCCTCACTATTAGTATCAGTTGTGATTGATCCCTGCTCTATCTTAAAGTTTAGATCAGCCACACATCACTCCTCTTGAATGTAGATGGCCTGAATGGATATTTTGCCAGTTATTGGTGCTGAAGTCTTAATGACTGCTCCTGTCTTGTTGACAGAGTAGGCATAGACATTTACGCTTCCCACATTTGATGACTGGGTCATGATATTAGCAACTACAGCAGGTATTTCTGAGAATGGAATTGTGAAACTCACTGAGACTTGATCGGAGTCTACAATGTCAACAATAAGTGTTTCCATCTCAATGGATCGATCACTTATGAGCTTAAAGACTGGCTCATTTCTAACTAGAGAGTACTTCTTCTGGTACCTTCCTAGATCTCTAAGTTTGACTCTGAGACAGCCCATTCACTTCTCCTAAGATAGTAATATCTTCTCTAAGTATATCAATAAGAAATAATTCTAGTGAGATAGAACTATATCTAATTCTCTGGTTCAGATATGAGATAAGATAGTTCTAAGAGGTATGAATGTACATTCTACAATTTTTATTGTACATGATGACCTAACAACTCTAGGATATAGAAAGTTCAGATAAGAATTAATATTTGCTCTAAGGTGAGACTTAGAAGCTTAGGATAAATTATTATGTTCACAAATAGCCCATTTAAGTCATCTTCAGGTCCTGAGATTGATAAGACTTCTCAGGTAGTTTTTGTTTCAGATCTTTTTGTCGAGGATTATGTCGGTGGAGCAGAGCTAACATCTCAGGCACTGATTGATGCATCTCCTCTCAGGATTCAGAAGCTTAGGTCAAAGGATGTCAACCTAGAGGTGATGGAGGCACTAGCTGACAAGCACTGGATCTTTGGAAACTTTAGTCAGATGAAGATGGATCTAATTCCAACAATCATTGCGAATCTAGAGTACTCAGTTCTAGAGTATGACTATAAGTTTTGCAGCTGGAGATCACCTCAGAAGCATGAGGCAACAACTGGTGCTCCCTGTGATTGCAACAATCAGATGATTGGAAAGCTAATCTCAGCTTTCTATTATGGTGCAAAGTCACTCTGGTGGATGTCTGAGAAGCAGATGGAAGAGTACCACAATCGCTTTCCATTCCTTGATCAGAAGAACAATACTGTTCTAAGTAGCGTCTTTGATGATAAGTTCTTTGCAGCTGTGAAGATCCTCAGGGAGACAAGAAAGGACTCTGACAGATCTGGGTGGGTGGTTCTCGGATCAGAGTCCTGGGTGAAAGGATTTGATGACGCAAAGAAGTACTGTGAGGACAACAGTCTCAAGTATGATGTTCTGTGGAATGTTCCGTATGCCCAGGTACTTGAGCGTCTATCGTCTGCTGAAGGATTTGTCTACCTTCCAAAGGGATGGGACACATGTCCTAGAATGGTTATTGAGGCAAAACTGCTAGGGTGCAAGCTCATTCTCAATGATAATGTTCAGCACAAGGACGAGGAGTGGTTCACATCATCAGATACAGTTGAGACCGAGTCATATCTCTATGCTGCCAGAAAGTCATTCTGGGAAGGAATTAAGAACGCAATGGAATGGAATCCTACAATAAGCGGTTACACCACCACGAAGGACTGCATAAAGTCCGACTATCCGTGGAGACAGTCAATTAAGTCACTCCTAGGGTTCTGCAATGAGGTTGTTGTTGTGGACGGTGGCTCAAAGGATGGAACTCTCGAGGAGCTTAGAAAGTGGTCTGAGACCGAGCCAAAGCTCAAGGTTCATCTAGTTGAGAGGGATTGGAGTCATCCTAGGTTTGCTGTATTTGATGGAGCACAGAAGGCAGAGGCAAGAAAGCGCTGCACATCTCAGTTCCTTTGGCAGATGGATGCTGATGAGGTGGTTCACGAGAGTGACTATGAGAAAATTGTTCATCTCTGTAAGAATTTCCCTTCTCAGGCTGATCTCATCTCCTTGCCTGTTGTAGAGTTCTGGGGTGGGTCAGACAAGGTAAGGATGGATATCAATCCGTGGAAGTGGCGCCTATCCAGGAACGTTCCAAATATCACACATGGTATTCCAGCCCAGTTAAGAAAGAGTGACGCAGAGGGTCATCTGTATGCCTCTCCGGGAACAGATGGTTGTGACTATGTTCACTCGGAGACAGGTGAGCTCATTCCTCACGCTTCATTCTACACAGCAGATGTTCATAATGCGAGAATGGCAGCTCTCTCAGGGCATCCACAGGCTCAGAAGGACTACGAGGCGTGGTTCAAGAGCATTGTTGCTGCTCTTCCTGGTGTCTATCACTACTCATGGTTCAGCCTTCCAAGAAAGATTAGGACCTACAGAGACTACTGGTCTCAGCACTGGCAGAGCCTCTATAACATCAAGCAGGAGGACACTGCTGAGAACAACATGTTCTTCCAGCGCGCTTGGTCAGATGTGACCGATGCTGACATTGAGACGCTTTCAGTCAGACTTCGGGATGAGATGGGCGGTTGGATATTCCACTCACCTGTTGACTTCTCAAGGCCCACACCACACATTAGCATGGATGGAATGACACATCCCGGTGTCATGGTCTCAAAGTGAACAATAAATTTGTATTCGTCACACCTGCCTATAACTGCCAGGAGAAGATTGTCCAGACTGTAAGGTCAGTCTTCTCACAGTCTTACAGTGACTGGAGAATTGTAGTGTACGACGATATGTCCACTGATAACACAGCACAGGTTGTTTCGGATATGTCAAAGTCTTTGGGTCTTGGTGATAGGCTTAAGGTTGTCACAAGGACAGAGAAGCACGGCGAGGTGAGAAACACACTGGACGCTGTTGAGTCAATTGATGACTCAGAGATAGTGTGTAGACTCGATGCGGGTGACTGGCTCACAGAGAATGATGCCCTTTATATCCTAAATGATGCTTACAACAATTCAAATGCTGCTGTCATGTGGACAATGCACAGGTGGTCCTACACAAGCACAAATATCTCAGGGCCATTGAAGAGTGATGATGTGTACTCACATCAGTGGGTATCAAGTCATCTCAAGACCTTTAGAAGATCATCTCTGAGGGGCATCAATAAGAAGAATTTTCTGGACGATCAAGGAAATTACATTATGATTGCCTGTGATCAGGCAGTATTTCTTCCCATGATGCACAAGGCAATAAAGGAAGAGAGAACCCTTGTCTTTATACCCATGGTGATGTACCATTACGACATAGATCTAAAGAACCCAACACTGTTCAAGAGTGAGAGGTCTATAAATCAAAAGATGTCTGCAGAGAGAATAAGGGAGAGAGGGTTCATAGAGTGAAGATTCAGTTCGAGAATGTTGATTTTCAGTCGAGATCTGGACCAAATGGCTTTGGTCTAAAGCTTGCTCGAGAATTGACAAAGTTGGGCCACACAGTCGTGGGTGAAAGTCCTGATGTTCGTCTCACATTCATAAACGGATCCAATACTTTTAGTCCCAATGTTCTTAGACTTGATGGAATTTATTTCAACTCTGAACAGGACTGGCAGAGAATGAATGCTCCAATAAGAGCGAGCTATGAATTTGCTGATGCTGTGGTCGTTCAAAGTGAGTTTAATAGAAAGCTCACAGAGAAGTATTTTGGAAAGAGGGAAGGAATTTATGTCATTCACAATGGAACTGACACCGAACTGATTGGCAAGATACCACCCGCAGTGTTGGGTGAAGGAATTCCAAGGGAAAGAGTGTGGATGTGTGCATCTGCCTGGAGACCTCACAAGCGTCTCTCTGACAATATTCGTCTTTTTCTTGAGCTATCAAACAAGGACGATATTCTTCTAGTCGCAGGCAAGGATGCAATTCAATATGCAGGGCAGATCGATGATCATCGGGTTAAATTTCTTGGAGACCTCAACTGGGAGTCCATGATCTCCTGCATGAAGGCTTCATCAAAGTTCATACATCTCTCTTGGCTTGATCACTGTCCAAATGTTGTTGTGGATGCGAATGCCTGTGGTTGCACAGTTTTCTGCTCATCATCGGGAGGAACTCAAGAGGTTGCAGGAAAGAGTGCGGTTATTATCAAGGAGGATGAGTGGGATATGTCTCCAACGAAGCTCTACAATCCTCCAAATCTAGACTACTCAAAGACATCCTCTAATTTAGAACATAACATAAGTGTGAAAATAATAGAATCATGCAGGCAGTACATTGAGATTTTAGTCGGAGTAATTCAGTGAAGATATTTGTTCTTGCTCCAAAGGAAGACTGGATCTGTGATAGACAGGCACAAGAGTGGAACTCAGCAAATCCTCATTTATGCACAGATAACATGCAAGGTGCAGATATAATTTGGCTCCTTGCAGGATGGTGCTGGAATCAAGTTCCAATTCAAATTCTTGCATCAAAAAAAATAGTATTAACAGTTCATCATATTGTTCCTGAAAAGTTTGTAGAACAAAAAATATCAGAGTTTCTTTATAGGGACAATTTTGTCGATGTGTACCATGTTCCCAATGACACCACACGTGATCACATTAGACAGTTCACTACTAAAAAAATAGTTGTTATTCCATTTTGGTTTGATTCATCAACTTGGAGCCCTCTTGACAAGAAAAATTCAAGAAAATCTCTAAATCTAAAAGAGGAAGATTTTATAATTGGAAGTTTTCAAAGAGATACTGAGGGTGAGTCTGGCCTACCAAAGCTTGAAAAAGGTCCAGATCTTTTTTGCAATCTCATTCAGAAAATAAAGAATGAGAAATTAATAGAAAATCCTCGTATTCTTCTTGGTGGATGGAGAAGATCATATGTCATAGATCGTCTCAAAAAGATGAATATTGACTACACATACTTTGAGCTTGTTCCACTTGAAACTATTAAGAAAATGTATGCTTCCTGTGATCTGTATGTTGTCTCATCTAGATATGAGGGAGGTCCTCAAGCAGTTCTAGAGGCTTCAGCTATGAATGTTCCAATTATTTCTAGGGATGTTGGGATTGCTAAGTCAGTTCTCAGTCCTAGCTGTGTAATGGACATACCAATAGAATTCTCTATTCCATCATCTGAATCAATAGTGAAAAACTATAATACAGTTCTTGGATATGAGATTCATAATTTAAAGAAGAATTTTATAGAAATGTTTGAGAGCGTCTAAACTAGAGATAAGAAATGCAGAAGCAGGTAATAAGATGAATATTATGAATGATGTTTTTGAAACCAATATCCCATCGCCTACCGGCAATATTAAGAAGACACACATCATTAAAAAGCTTGATGAATTGAACTTTCCAGTGAAAGACATCTCACTTGGAAAGTTTGATTATATTGGTGAATTTACTGCAAAAAAGCAGAGAAGCCCTGACTCCGAACTTTTTAGCAAAGCAGGCGCTTTTTATCGTCCAAATTATGAGAGAGGAATGTTAATTTATTCTCTTATAAAGAAGTATAACATCAAGTCCTACCTTGAAATAGGATACGGAAGGGGTTACTCCTGCTTTTGTGCAGCTCTTGCAATGTCTGAGTGTGGGAATGACGGAAAAGTATTTACAGTAGATCCCGCGCTGTCACAGGAACAGGTTCAGGGTCTCACTCAAGTATTTCCAGCTGATTGGTTCCAGAGAATAAACTTTTTTAAAAGCACATCAGACGAGTTCTTTCAAAATAAGGGTCTTAAAGAAACATTTGACATGATCTATATTGACGGAGATCACAGATACGAAGCAGTCAAAAATGACTGGATCAACTCTAGGACAAGGTTTAATAAGATCGCACTATTTGATGATTATCACTTGCCCGATAAGTCCCAGAAGGATATTGAAGTTGCAAGTGTTGTTGATGCAATTTATGACCATGAGAAGGAGCTAATCATTACTGACAGGCGAATCTTTCACGATGATAGAGGATACACAGACGATCAGATAAATTATGGTCAAGTATTGATAGTAAAGTGATTTCTATGAGTGATAAGAAGTGTTTTTACTTAGACGGTCATATAAGTGTTGATCTTGTAAAAACAAATGAAATTCTAAGTGTCCTAGAAGACATAGAAAGAGGAGATATAAAAGAAGGCTTTAATCTCCTTAAGAAGTACGATGGGACAGATGATCTTAGACCTTCTGCACATGAGTACAGCAAAATATTTTTTAACTTTCTATTTCAAAATCACCTAAATCAAAAGATTAATCTTCTAACGGGCAAGGATATGGTTCTATACCATATTCAAGTTAGAAGATTTTTTAAGGGATCAAGTTATATGCCGTGGCATAGAGACTCGTACCTAATTGATGATAGATCTGTAGGAAATATTCCACCTGCTTACAAGATAATTTTTTATCCAAAGTTTAGTGAGACCTCTACAAAAAGATTGACAGTTTTAAGAGGAAGTCACAATATTTTTCCTCCTTCAATTCACAGTAGTGAATTTATAAGTCCTGGATTTAGTAAGTTTGATAAGCAGCTTTTCAATATTCTAAAAATGGATGATATTCACTCTGATAACTCAAAGATACTTCTATTTGACACTTCACTACTTCACAACGTTGTCAACAATGATGATGATAGTCCAAACACAAGATTAATATACTCATTTCTAGAGCGTGACCAAATAACAGATGAAATGTTAATTCCGCCTCATGATAAGATAGTGACAGAATTTCTAAATTTTCAAAATTCAAAGATCTGACAGTGACACAGACAAAATTTGCAATAAGCATAGATGATATCACACCACACCCAAAGTCTTCTATTAGAGTACTTGACAGGTGTTTTGAGTTAATATCAGAGTTTCCTGATATTAAATTCAATTTATTTGTTCCAACTGCTTACTGGAGAACAATGCCATCTCCAATAGAAAGCATTTGTGAGCGACCATTAAATCTCTCAGAGTTTCCTGAATTTTGTGATTCTCTAAGAAGTCTTCCATTCAATAATTTTGAAATAGGACTACACGGTCACTTTCATGGAATTCCAGGTGTGTCTAACAATGATGAGTTTAGATCAATTGGGTTTAAGGAGGCAGAAAATAAATTCAATCAAATGTTTGATGAAATTTATACAGCACGTCTCGACAATCACGTGAGGACGATTTTTAGGCCGCCCGCATGGAGAATGTCTCCTGATGCAATAAATGCAGCATTTAGCTGCGGTATCAGTCTTTTAACACTTTCTCCAAAAGAGTACGCTCAGCAAACTTACTACAATGCACATAAGACTTCTGGAAAATTTACACTTTATGATGCAAATCCTCCATTTGATGAGCTATGTGAGAGTTTGTCAGACTCTAAGAAGTATGAAGTTGTTTATCATGCTTGTGAGTGGGACAAAAATTACCTAAGCAAGGATCTCACATTTCAGCTTAAGAATTGGATAAAGAAAAATTCTGAGAGACTGCAATTTTCATTTTTAAGTGGGATAGATCTATGACTTCTAAAAATTCTCTAACTGTTTATTTTGTGTCCTGTGCAACACCAAAGCTTGATGAAATTGTCATTAGGAGCTTTAATAAGTTCTCTAAAAATTCAAATTTTGATGTTAAGTTTTTGATAGTTGAAAATACTGATTTTAATCTTAGACAGTATCTTGAATCATGTGGTCTAATTGATAACTGTACTGTAATATCTAATAACAAAACTCAGCTCACTTACTCTTATGGTCATGGAGACGGATTAGAGTTTGCAAAGCATTTAATTGACACAGACTATGTTTTTACATGTCATAGTGATACTTGTGTGTCATCTTACAGTTTTTTTGATGAAATAGAAAAGTGTATTAATGAAGATGTAGATCTTGCAGGCGTATGTGAGGATACACATCCAGACAGGGTGAGAGCATATCACTGTTCAGGTCTTCTTGTAAAGACAAATCTTTTCAAGACCATCTCATTAATGCCTGATCTTCCAAAGATTGATACAACAGATCTTTTAACAGTTCACTGCAGGAATAGCAGTCTTAAGATGAAGCTTTTTAGAAATACATACAACGATTCAAATTTGTGTGATATCTGTAATTCACCTTTTAGAGAAATGGGTAAATCTTGTGGAGTTGATAGATGTCTAGACTCTAATGACAGTGTGATGTTCATTCATCAAGGACGAGGAACATCAAAAATGTCTGGTGCTTATAATGCTGCAGCTAACAAAAAGGTATCGACTGATGAGTGGATAGATTTGTGCAATCAAATTATCTCATCAAATTAATTTATGGGCAAGTCAGACCCACATATTTTCCAATTTTATAGACATCAAATTCCAGATCAAGAGTATCAAAAGGTCGCTTTTTTAGGGTTCTCTGGGCCTAGCTCATTTACTAATTCAATTCGTTCAAAACAAAAACACTTCTTTGATTTGACACTTGAAAACTGGAACATAAATGATAAGACGTGGAATTTACAAAATGACTATGACTTTGTAATCTGCACAAGATGTCCTTATTTTTCCAAGAATCCAAAGCAATTTATTCAAAATTGCATCTCAATGACTCAAAAAAGTCAAAATGCTGCTATATTTCTTGATTGGGGTCTTGGAGATCACTGGCGCTTTGAAAACTTTAAAATAGGATGGATAAAAAATGGAGATCATGAGTTTGCATACAACAAAGACAATCTCCTATGGTCCTGCATTTGGAAAGATGAATTTTTAGAAAATAGTGAATTCATTAAGTTTTGTGAAAGAGTAAAAAAGTTCAATTATTTTGATGTCAAGAATGCAATTATTGAAGAAGTTCCTGTAATTCTAAACTTAGACAATGACAAATTTTTAAAAGACAAGGGTTATCAATTAAAGTGTGATCTATTGTCTCTTTGGGAAGATCAACCACAACTTTACATTTCTCTATTGATTCAAAAGAGCTACAATACTACATTATGATAAATCGGTATCGAATAGGCTTTTATGGGTTTGGAAAGCGTGCAAGAAATATCTACCTTCCTCTGATCAGAAAATTTGAAGAAAAGTATGAGGTCTCTGGTTTCTTTAGAAGAAATTCTAATTTAGCAATAGGAGATTCACAATTACTTAATTTAGAGTATCACAAGAATCCAAGCGATCTCTTCAAATGCTCGGATGCTATTATTATCTCTGTTCCAGAAGCAGCTCAAGAGGATTGCTTGCAATCCGTCTCTAGTTTTGAAGGAACAGTTCTTCTTGAGACTCCTGTGAGTAGCCCAAGAGCTGTAGAATTGTCCAAAGGAATGAAGGTGGGTGTAATAGAACAGTGGATACACACACCTGTTGAACATATCAAGTCTATAATATACAGCACAGGAACACTCGAAAGACCGAGAATTGTCCAGAATAATTTTCGATCATATGACTATCATGCAATAGCACAGATGAGGTCTTATTTGAGTGCAAAGACGCCTAGATTAGTTTCATGTTTTGCATCTTCTGTTAACCTTCCACGGCACTTTGGAAACAGCGGAGATCTCTTAAAAGAGCAGTTAGAGACGTTTGATATGTCAACAATTCAGATGACAGATGGCGCTCTAATTCAGCATAATTTTTCATATGCACATAAAACAAGCCCATTAAGGGGAATTCAAAGTATGAATTGCATTTCCAGCAATGGAAGTATTTTGACAGGAAGAATTCAAGATAAGACAAATGATTGCGAAATATTCGATGTCAGAATTCTTGAAAATGAAAATGTCAAGACTCACAACGCTGTAATAGAATACGAAGAAGGCCAGATGTCATCCATCACTTTAAGTTCTCTTGGAATAGCATGGAACACACCTCTCATTGGACTAAATGATCAGGAAATAGCAATTTCTAAAGTCTTAGAGAATGCAGAAAGGGGTGCTTTATACAGCACTAAAGATGCATTTATAGATTCAATGATGATGAGAGCTATAAAAATAGCAGGTCAAAATAACGAAATTGTGAGATTTCAATGAAGATCTACTTTAACAGAAGGCCTGTTGAAGGTCCCTGGGGCGGTGGATCAAAAGTGCTCAAGGCGTTGATAGATGAGTCGATTGCTAGAGGACATACAGTTCTTTATGAAGATCAGTTAAGATTCGACAAGTCAATTGATGTGCTGTTCTGTGTAGATCCTCGTCCGAGCTCCCTGGTGACATTCCGTGACATCCTAAATCATAGAATGATCAATCACCATGCCTTGATGGTCCAACGCATAGGTGACCTCGGAACACATGGCAAACCTGATTTGTTTGAACTAGTTTCTCAAACAGTCAAATATTCAGACATTGCAATATTTCCAAGTGTTTGGGCACTAGATTATCTAAACAACAAGACACTAAGATCATTTGTAATACCAAATGCTCCTCACACTAAATTCACTAGTTTAGATAATAAGTTAGTTCCATTTCTTGAAGGAGACAAAATAAAGATTGTGTCTCATCATTGGTCAAATAATTCAATGAAGGGATTTGATCTCTACAAATCTCTTGATCTTTTCATAAGACAAAAGAGGCTTATTAATAGAGAGTTCACCTTCATTGGAAGGCATCCAGAAGGAACAATTTTTGATAGACAGCTTGATCCTCTTGACATAGAGGGTCTTGTTAGTGAAATTCCAAAGCACAATGTGTATGTCACTGCTTCTAAACTTGAAGCAGGTGCAAATCATGTTTTGGAGGCAATATCACTAGGACTTCCTGTTCTATACCACAAGGACGGTGGTAGCATAAACGAATACTGCTTAAATTATGGAATGCAGTATGATAACTTTGATCAACTTATCAACATTTTAAAAGATGATGCTCTTCTAAAGTCACTCATCGATAGAGTGAATTCAAATAGACCAAAAAGAAATTTGAACAATATGGCTTCCGAATATCTAGAATTAATCGAGTTAGAACTAGAGAGAAAAAATAATGGCAGGTAATAATATATTGCACAATGTTTCATTTGATCTAGACACTAGAAAAGAAATTTCTCAAGAAATTTTAAATTGTATTTCATCTGTGAACAAAACATCTGATTTTGAGATCCTAGTTGTAGGATCGCCAAATGCCTGGGAAGTTCAGGACATTGATGAGGAAATTTCTATGCGATCACATTTACTGTGCCTTGATCTTTCTGAAAAGACTAATTTTGAAGTTGTTGAGAAAAAATATAAGACTGCAAATCACATAGTGACTAATTTTTTCAATCACGAATTTAAAAAAAAGTTTGATATAATTGTAAGTCGATGGATGTTTCATCACTTAACGTCATTAGAAAAAAGACTTTTTTACAGTAAGTGCAAGTCAATTCTAAACTCCAGTGGGTGTTGCATAGTAGTTGACTATTTTTTTAATGACTTCTTGAGTATTGAAGAAAGAATTAAAGTTGGAATAGAGCATATGTCATACAGAAGGGTCAATGCAGATCCACCTTTTAGTGACCCAAGTGATGAAAAGCTAATAAAACAGATCATAAATGCAGAAGTTGCAAATCACAGAGGCGGAAAAATGGATTCCGTAAAGAATGTGACACAATATTCTGAAGAATCTAATTTTTATACGACATCCAAACTTACAATAGATTCACTCAAATACGACAGACCTGATCTTTGGGGTCAATACAAGCTGACTTCATTCATGAAAAATGAGTAAATTAGATAAGAAAATAGCAGTTTTTGCGGGCGATTTATTTTGGAGCAGTATTCCTTATGACTCTCTAAATGTCTATAGAGAAGTCTCTAGGCAATATAACTGCTCACTTGTCATGTTTGAAAACGACTTAAGACTTACAAAAAACTTTTCTGGAAATGAAAAGTTTTATTTTGACAAGTCTTTGTTTGCATCTTGTAGTGGTTTAAGAACAGTAAGAAATTGGAATGATTTTAAGATTCTAACAAATGATTACGATGCAATTCTGTCAGGTCCAAAACTCTTTCCAAAAACAAGAAGGCCAGGCATAACTTTAAATGATGTGAAACCCAATTGGATTCTTTGGGACATAGGCGGTGCAGACATTCTCACTGACTGTTCATCAATTCGTCCTTATTCATCATTAGTGAAAGGTCCTGTGTGGAAGTCATGGTGTGAGAGAATTTACCATGGATCTTCTGCACATGTCGTAGGATCAACACATTATGATTACTATTATGACACATTCTCAGGAGTTGGTAAGCCTATAAGTTGCAATGAGTTTTTTAAAAAATACGAATTAGATGTAAGCAAGTCAACGCTCTTAATTGCTCCATCAAACCCATCATCTCACACAAGTCAGCTTCTTGAAAACATGAAGAATATTGATAGATTGATTGACTTGTGTGAGAAGAATAGAATTCAAATTCTTCTAAAGACATATCCTCATGACTATGTTTATCATGAAAAAGATGGACAAGGCACAGGAGTCTATAAAAGACAGTCAGTTCACAATAGTGAAAAAACGCAGTTTCAGTTTTTTAATGAGATGTATAAGTCCATAAAGGTAATTGAGAGTCAGGACCACTTTAGCGCAATAAAATACAGTGATTATTTGTTCAATATGTCTGGAAGCCATATTGCATGGGAAACTGCATTTTCTAAATGTAGAAGCTTTTCAATGAATTACTCAAGTCAAAAGTACTTTGGAGGTGTTCAGTACTTACCCCCATACATCAAATTTCCAGATGATATCGTAAATTCTGAGATTCAAGAATTAGATTCTTTTATAAGTCTAAAGAATGATCAGAATTCATTGATTAAAGAAAAAATGTCACCATGGATTTCAAAGACGTTATTTGAGAATCAAGTCAATCATGCACTTGATAAAATTCTAAACAACACACTATAATTCTGTAAGTAAAAATGGTGATAACGTGGTAGAGATTATATCTGAGATTGGAATTAATCATAATGGTGACTTTCGTCTTATTGAAGAGCTAATAAGACAATCATCTGCAGGAGGATCTGATTTTGCTAAGTTTCAATTGTACTCTTCTGAAAGAGTTTTCGGAGATGATTCTAGAAAGAAGAATGAGTTTACCTTTGATCAGGTAAAGACAATTAAGCAAATTTGTGATGCTTATGATATAAATTTTTTTGCATCTGTTTTTGATGAAGAAAAACTAAATTGGTGTTGCGATCTTAATGTAAGTCACATTAAGATTGCGAGTAGAACTTTAAAAAAAGAACCTACGCTTTGCAAAGAGATTATTCAGAAAAATTTAAAGACTTATATTTCTCTTGGAATGTGGGAGGATGAACTTCCATTTATTAATAAGAACGTTTTTTATTTCAACTGCATCTCTAAGTACCCAACAAGTATTTTAGATCTAAAGAATGTCAATTTTTTGCCATATCAAAATAATGTTGTCGGTTATAGTGATCATTCTTATGGAATTGCTAGCTGTCTGAACCAAATAGCAAAAGGTGCATCAATCATTGAAAAGCATTTTACTCTAAACAAAGGCATGGTTGGAAATGATCACGTAGGATCAATGACCTTAGATGAACTTAAGATTCTAAGAGAATTAGGTGATCAGATATCTTTTCTTAATAGATAAGTGAGAATATTAATTTATGAAGTCTCTTGTATGTGGAATGCCTGTGGGTCCCGATGAGGATAGAGGTATTAAGTTTGCAATAAACTGTATTGATATAAGCCTTAAGAGAGCTTCAAGCTCTGTTCATACAGTTTGGCATCTAATGTTAGATCCGCTTATAGACAATAATGAGAATAAAAAAAAGTTTATTGATCTATTTGGAGATCGTATTAAATTTTTCTCATTAGAAAAAGATAGCGCATTAAAGAGGGTAAAAGATAAGTGTGGTGATGTTCACGGACATTTACTTGATGCTCTAGCGCAGACTGCAGACTCCGAGTACTTTTGTATTCATGACTCTGATATTGTTTTTCTTAAGAAGAATTGGGATGAGTATCTTATTGGTCTTTTTGAATCAGATAAAGATTTGATTGTTGTCGGTCCTGAGTCTCCTCTCTCTGATGGGTGGAGAAATGTGCCAACTTCAATGATTGTTGCTTTTAAGACACATGACTTTAAGCAGCTAGGAATAACACTAAACAAGACTTATTCATCTCTTTCTAAGTTTCCGAATGCAGGAATAAATGCAGGAGGATCTGTGACAGTCGATAAAAACAATCAAAAATACTGGAACAGAGAATTAGGAGCCAAGGTATATCTTGAAACAGGATATGAGCTTGTTCCCGCTCTAGTAGACTCTGGAAAGAAATGGATAACTCTAAAGACTAAGCTAGGTGACAATAAGACACAGTGGTATTATGACCTAGACAATAAACTTTTTGCATCGCATATGACAGGATCATTTGTAAGACCCTGGGGAAGCAATGTTAGAAAACTTTGGTCTGAAAGAATTGAAAAAGAGATTGAAGAGGAATCATCTATATGACAAATAAAGTTTTGGCGATTATTCTTGCTCGTGGTGGATCAAAAGGCATTCCAAAAAAGAATATTAAGGAAATATGCGGTAAGCCACTTATTGCATACACTATAGAAGCTGCTCTATCGAGCGGTACTTTTGATAAAGTTGTGGTGAGCACAGACTCACATGAGATAGCATCAGTTGCAAAATCTTTCGGTGCAACAGTTCCATTTATGAGACCTAATGAGCTGTCTCAGGATCATGTGTGGTCGCGTGATGCTTTACGTCATGCTGTTCTTGAGTGTGAAAAAGAATACGGAACATTATATGACTATGTTGTAGAATTGCCTTGTGTAGCACCTTTAAGAAATGACACTCACATAAGAGAAGCAGTAAACAAACTCATACAGACAGGTGCTGATAGTGTTATTTCTGTTTGCAAAATGCAAGACAAGCATCCTGTTCGAATGAAGAGAATTGTTGAAGACACAATTCAAGATTTTTGTAAGGAATTTCCTGAAGGTGAAGGATCAAGAAGACAAGATCTTGATCCTTGTTATATAAGAAATGGTGCAATCTATGCAATGACAAGAAAATGCATAGTGGATGACTTTTCTAGAAACGGAAGCGTTTCTAGACCTTATATTATGGATGAGATTCATTCTGTGAACATTGACTCAATGATAGATTATTATCTTGCTGAATCAATTATAAGGTTAAAGAATGAAAGTAAGATTTGATTGTCCTTTAGACTTTCTCTCTGAATCAGATATTTCTAATTTTCTAGAAAAAAATAAGCTGCAGATTGACAGTCTCAACCCTGACATCATTGTAGTAAATCCAGGAACTAGTAGATTTTTGGATAAGAAATATTTTTCTGAATTTCATGACTTGAAGTTTGTATGCACTCCTTCGACGGGTGTCAATCACATAGACACAAAATATCTTGATAGTCTAGGAGTAAAGTACTATTGTCTGCTTGATAACAGGCCTGTGCTTGATGACATACATGCATCTGCAGAATTCACATGGATTCATATAATGAATCTACACAGAAAGTTTTTAGATGCTGTTCACTCTATTGATTCTTGGAGATCAAGTGAAAATGAGGCATTATTAAGATCTAATGAGCTACATCAAAAGACGATTGGTATAATTGGTATGGGAAGAATTGGAAATAAAATTGCCAATTATGCCAGCAGCTTTGGAATGAATATAAAGTTTTATGATCCGTACGTTGATGTTTGCACATCAATTAAAAGGTCAGAAAAAGTCAAGTCATTAGATGAGTTGTGTGTTTGTGACGTGATTTCCATCAACTGTTATCTTACAAATGAAACAAGAGAAATAATAACATATGGATCACTTGACAATTTAAGAAAAGGGTCTATTGTCGTCAATACATCGAGGGGTGAAGTTGTCGATGAAAATTACATTGCTCATCTTGTGACAAATAGAGATATACTTTATGGTGCAGATGTTCTCCAGGGAGAGCAAAATCTAGATAAGCTTTTTAGTTCACCGCTCTATAGACTCTCAAAATTAATGCCGAATAGAGTAACACTAACACCACATGTTGCTGGTGCTACAAAAGAAAGCCAAACAAAAGCACTTCAGGCAGTCATAGATGTTATTAGAGGACAAATATGAATAAGGTTACTGTTGGCATTTGTTGCTATCAACAAAAAAAGTGGCTGTATAGATGTCTAAGAAGTCTTGCATCTCAAAAGAATATTCATAAAAATGATTTTGAAGTAATTGTTGTAAATGATGAGCCTGGAACTGAGATAGAAATTGATGAAATTACTTCAAGATTAAGTGATCTTATCAACATAAGAGTCATTCACAATAGACAAAATTTAGGTCTACCGGCTTCTTTAAATAAGATTTTGGTGAATGCAAGAGGAAGATATTTTGTAAGAGTTGATGCTGATGATTACGTCTCAGAGCAATTTTTGTATTTTTTGATGACATTCTTAGAAATGAATAGGAAGCATCAATCAGTTGCATGTGATTATAAAAAAGTTGATTATGTAGGCAACATAATTGAAACTCACGTGGACGCTTGTGAACATCCAATTGCTTGTGGAATAATGTTCACATATGAGTCTCTATGTGAAGTAGGACTTTATAATGAAAAGTTTAAAATGAGAGAAGGACACGAATTGTTGTCCAGATTTAAAGAGAAATTTAGGCTTTTCAATCTGCCAGTGCCTCTGTACAGATATAGAATGCACGATTCTAATAGAACACTAAACAGAGATGAAGTTTCTGTTTATGATAATGAGCTTTCATCAATTTCTCAAAAGGATTAATAATGTCTGTTAATAAGGTCAACATTGGTGTCGTCGGTAACGGTTTTGTTGGATCTGCTCTTGTTAGTGGATTTTCTCTTCATGTCGACGATATTCTCATTTATGATAGAGATTCGAAGAGATCAACCCACAGTCTTGAACAAATTGTAAGAGACTGTAGTGTGATATTTGTCTCTGTTCCTACACCAATGTTTGAGTCAGGTGAGTGTGATCTATCGATTGTCTATAGTGCTGTGAGTGACTATCATTCTATAAGAAATTCTTTAGAACAATCAGAGCGAATATCAAATCAAGTAATTGTGATTAGATCAACAATAGTTCCAGGAACAATGGAAAAACTGTCAGAGAAGTATCCAGATGTAAAGTTTGTTTTTAATCCTGAGTTTCTAACTGAAAGAAGAGCACGTCTAGACTTTATAAATGCATCTCGAATTGTTCTGGGCGGAAATGATGAGGAAGCACTTAGCACTGTTGAAAGAATTTATAGAATAAGATTTCCCTATATTCCAATTGTTAAGACAGACTTTTCAACTGCACAGCTAATCAAATACATGGCAAATTGTTTCTTTGCAACAAAGGTCTCATTTATGAATGAGATGTATCAAGTCTGCATAGCTTCAGGAGGCGACTGGGATACTGCTGTTAAGGGACTTATGCTTGATGGTAGAATTGGAAATTCTCACATAGATGTTCCTGGTCACGATGGTGATTTTGGATTTGGCGGCAAGTGCTTTCCAAAGGATATCAATGCAATGATCAAGAGATGTGAAGAACTTGGTGTAGAACCTTCTGTGTTAAAAGGTGCTTGGAATAAAAATAAGCAAGTTCGAAAGAATCTTGACTGGTATGATATTCCCGGCGCTGTTACAAAGACAGAAAAAGATTGAAGGACTCAGGAATGAAAAAAATACTTGTAACAGGTGGTCTAGGATTTGTTGGTTCACACTTGGTTGAACACCTTCTTGTGAATGTCAATGCAGAGATAACTGTAATCGACAGTCTTGTGTCAGAAAGTTCCACCAAAGAAAATATGCGGCCAGGTGTAAGATACTGGATTGATGATATTTCAAATCTAAATTCATACAAGTATTCAGAAGAAAAGTTTGATACTATTTTTCACCTTGCTGCTCTTGCAAGAATCCAGCCAAGTTTTAAGGATCCTCTAAGCTATCTTTCAATTGATATGATGGGTACTTCTCATGTTCTTGAGTTTGCTAGGATTAGAGGCTCAAATGTAGTTTATGCAGGAAGTAGCTCAGCATATGGAGGTCCAATGCTTAATCCGTATGCATTTGCAAAATATACAGGTGAGCAGGTGTGTGAGATGTATTCAAAAGTATATGGAATGAATACAGTCATAGCTAGATTCTTTAATGTGTATGGTGTAAGACAGCCAGTGTCAGGACCCTATGCGACAGTTGTTGGTATATTTGAAGATCAAAAGAAAAATGATCGACCTCTCACAGTTACAGGAGATGGTGAGCAGAGAAGAGACTTCACTCACGTTTCAGATATTGCTGCAGGTCTTTTAGCACTTTCAAAGGGAGACCACACAGGAGATATCTACAATCTTGGCACGGGAAAGAATCTCTCTATTAATGAGCTTGCCAGACTTTTTAATCCATCTGAGATACAGTATTTACCACAGCGTCCAGGTGAGGCAAGAAATACTCTTGCTGACATTGTTGAGACTACTTCAAAGCTAGGCTGGGTACCAAAAGTCAATATCGAGGATTACGTAAGTCAATTTCTTTTGTCAAAGTGAAAGACTTGAATCGTATTGATTCTTGAATATTTTGTACCCTGATGTTATAATCAGGGTATGACATCTGAAACAGAAAATAAAATCTCTCTTCCTGTTCTACCAACTGGAAAGCCACACATCTCTTTCTCTGAGGTGAAGTGTTGGAAAGAATGTTCCTGGAGACATAAGCTCATTCACATTGAAAAGGTTGATGTGTTTGAGCCGTCTCCTTTTCTTCCATTTGGAACAGCTGTCCATGCTGGTTGTGAGTCTCTTCTTGAGACAAATTTGGTTGATAGAGAGACTCTAATTTCCAACTTCAAGAAAGAATGGGACAAGAGTAATTTTGACGACCCTGCTTGGATTTCAAAGCAGCCTGGTTGGTATAAGCACGCTCCTTTTGAGACATGGGCCAAGTGGGCAAATGAGATGTGGAATGACGTGATTCCATTTCTTGATAGCACTTTTCCAGGTTGGGAAATTTTCAAAGCAGAAGAAGATCTATATGAGGACATAGACGATCTTAATGTTAAGTTCAAGGGATTCATTGACGGTGTTATAAAGATTCCTAATAAGAAGGGAACAGGATATCAATACTGGATTATCGACTGGAAGACAGCGCAGTCTTACGGATGGAAACGGGAGAAGAAGCAGGACATCTTAATGACGTCTCAGCTTATTCTATACAAGCATTTTTGGGCTAAAAAGCACGGAATTCCACTGACAGACATCAGGTGCGGATTTATTCTTCTTAAGCGCGCTGCAAAGCCAGGTAAAATTTGTGAACTTGTTCCAGTTTCAGTAGGACCAAAGTCTATCGAAAAGGCAACAAAAATTGTCAAGAGTATGATAAGTTCAGTTAGAAAAGGCTTCTATCTCAAGAATAGACACTCATGTGGATTTTGTCAGTTTAATAATACAGCACACTGTCCCTGAGATTTACCAGGCGACATATTTTGTTAGTTTTGCTGTTAGGAGTGAGTTCATAGAATGAAGAAGAAGATCTTAATGCTTTCTGATCACGCCCTCTCTACTTCTGGAGTCGGATGCCAAAGTAGATACCTAATCGAAGGATTAGCTAAGAAGGGTAATTGGTCTGTTCGCCAATTTGGCGCAGCAATTAAGCATGCCAATTACAATGTAATAAAAGTTACGGATGACTTTATCATAAAGCCTGTTGATGGTTTTGGGTCTCCTGATCTTCTTAGACAGACACTTGCCGTTGAGCGTCCTGATGTCCTCCTACTTTTCACAGATCCTAGATTCTTTATCTGGGTCTGGGAAATGGAAGATGAAATTCATCAGATCTGTCCAATAGCATACTGGCACGTGTGGGACAATTTGCCTGTCCCAACCTTTAACAAGGTTCTTTATGAGTCAACTGATCTCATAAATTGTCATTCTCATTTGACTTATAATTTTGTCAAGGATATTGGTCCAGGCAAGACAAATTTCATACCTCACGCTCTACCACAAGAGGTTTTCTTCCCAATTCAGAACAAGGAAGAAATTAAAAAGCACAAGATTCAACTGCTTGGCGAGAAGCGAAAGGATCACTTTGTTCTTTTTTGGGTCAATAGAAACGCTAAGAGAAAGCGCCCTGGAGACCTTCTTTGGGCATGGAAAGAGTTTGTGAGCATGACTGTGCAAAAGCACGGTGAGTGTAATGCAACACTTCTAATGCACACCCAGCCTAATGATCAAGAAGGGCCAAATCTATATGCAGTCGCAGAGATGCTCGGAATCTCTGACAGTGTTGTATTTTCACCTGAGAGAATAGATTTTTCAAAGATGAATGTTCTCCACAACATTTCAGATGCATGCATTAATATTAGCTATGCTGAAGGATTCGGACTCTCAACTCTAGAGTCAATGCAGTGCGGAAAGCCAGTAATTGCTCTCAAGACAGGCGGTTTGACACGTCAAGTTGTTGATCACAGGGACGAGTCTGAAAATGGTGTCTCACTCCCAGTAGAGTTTCAATCAATGGTAGGCTCCCAGCAGGTGCCATTTATTTATGAAGACTATTGCTCTGCTAACACAACAGCAAATGCAATCTCGAAGCTTTATGAGATGTCTCCAGAAGAAAGAGATGTACTAGGATCTAAGGCAAGAAATTATGCCCTATCACAGTTCAATCTTCAGAACACTATTGATGATTGGGATAGGACACTCACAGATCTAACAGAAAACTGGAAGAATAATTTGAAGTCCTGGGAAGTGAAGGAGATCTGATGAAGAGAGTACTACTAAGAGGACCATTCCTCACGGTTTCTGGATATGGGGTTCACGCAAGACAAGTTGCAAGATGGGCTCTTCAAAATCCCGACTGGGACGTAAAGTTTCAGACACTTGGTTGGGGTATTACTCCCTGGATTCTTGACAAGAATGCAGAGATGGGCCTCGCAGGTAAAATCATGGAGAGATCAATTTCCCATGAGAACATTGTTGGTTTTGATCTTTCAATACAAGTTCAACTTCCAAATGAGTGGGATTCAAGACTTGCAAGAACAAATATTGGTGTAACTGCTGCAGTTGAAACTGATAAGTGCAATCCTCAGTGGATTGATTGCTGCAATAAAATGAATGCTGTTGTTGTTCCATCAAGTCATACGAAGAAGACTCTTATGAATAGTGGAAAGGTAACTTCACCGATACACGTGATTCCTGAGAGTTTTTATGATGAGATACTTCACAGCAGAAGTTTAAGTACAAACTTTAACTTTTCTACAAGTTTCAACTTTCTTGTATTTGGACAGATAACTGGTAGCAATCCTGAGAATGATCGAAAGAATCTTTTCTACACTCTTAAGTGGATGTTTGAAGAGTTTAAGGATGAAAAGGATGTAGGTATTGTATTTAAGGCCAACTCTGGAAAGATGACAAGAATTGATAGGGCAGTTACAACAAAGTTTGTAACTCAAATTGTTAAAGAAGTCAGAGCTTCAGAATTTCCAAGAATTCATCTCGTTCATGGAAATATGAAGAATGAGGAGATGATTGACTTGATGACTCATCCATCAGTGAAGTGTATGGTTTCACTCACAAGAGGCGAGGGATACGGTCTACCTCTTCTAGAGTCCGCTGCCGTGGGCCTTCCTATTATTGCAACAAATTGGTCTGGACACACAGACTTCCTCGATGAGGAAAATTACCTTCCAATTGATTACAGTCTCGTAAATGTTCATGAGTCCAGAATTGATGGAAAGATTTTTATCCCAGGATCTAAATGGGCAATGCCTTCTGAGTCTGATGCAAAGAAGAAGATGAGAAAGTTCTATCAAAAGTCTAATACTGTAAAGTATAAGGCGACAGAAATGTCAAAGAGAATTAGAAAAGACTACAGCTTTGCATCTGTCTCAAAGATGTATGATCAAAAATTAGCAGATTTCATTTGATATGGACTGGAAGCTATCAATAATTATTTTACTGAGTTTAGGACTCGCTGTTTCAACCTATTATTTGGCAAAATTTTCACTTATTATTCTAAGGATTCAGGAAGCAATTGAAGAGTCTCTTGATGTAATTGATGAGAGATATCAGTCAATTAGCAAGATATTAGAGATACCGCTTTTTTATGATAGTCCTCAGATAAGACAAGTAATAAATGATATAAAAATAACTAGAGACACACTTCTGAAAGTTGCAAAACGTTTTGCAACTGTAGCAGTAGATGAAACAGACGACCAACAAGAGGACGTCTCTAATGACAAGAAAAATTAAGAAGAGAATAAAGCGTAAGCCGGGAGAAGTGGGTTGTCTGTATTTCACAGAAAAAACTCAAGATGCAATTATCAAGTTTCAAAATGATAAATGTGAATCAAGTAAAAATTTAGTTTTCTTAGAACAGATACAGCCTGCTTTTGATTCCTTAGTAGAAAATTTGATACTTGTCTACGGATTTAAGTCTTCTCACGACTCATTTGATGATTTAAAGTCAGACTGCGTCTCATTTTTATATGAGTCACTCAATAAATGGTCACCAGAAAAAGGGACAAAAGCATTTTCGTATTACAATGTTGTCGCAAAAAACTGGCTAATCATAAGATCAAGAAAACATCAAAAACAGAATAAGCGTCATATATCTTTAGATGCACCTGAGTCTCTCACGCAGGAACAACTCTATACTATTGAGACATATGATGTAATGCCTGCGCCAGATGAAATTCTCATAAGTCAGAATATTAGAAATGACATAAGTGATCTTCTTACAGAGATTGAAAAGTCAGTTTCCAGTGAGACCGAAACTTCTTGTATAAAAGCAATTATAACTGTTTTTGAAAACATAGATGAGCTTGACTTTCTAAACAAGAGGGCGATCTTGATATATGTCAGAGATATATCTGGTCTCTCATCAAAGAGACTGTCAGTCGCGATGTCATCTATAAGAAAACACTATAAGCGTCTAACAAATGGAGACGAGAGATTTGATCTCTTGTTCTGAAAATGTCAACTGAAAAATTAGAAAAGTCACTTGATAATTCCGATAAGCTCAAGAGAAAGATATCAGAGTTCTCTGATATCTTGGATGAACTGTCTTCTACAGAAGACAAAAAGAAGCTTCTATGGAAAGAGATATATGAAAATGCTCTCACAGACCGTGAGAATGCTGGAATGCTATTTACAGATGCTTGGTCGAGAATGTCTGCGGGAACTGCAGAACACATCTCACTCGGACCAACTCTTACAAAGTACATGGAGCGAATGAGCAAGTCAAATGAGCAAATTCTTAGACTTGCTGAATTAATAAGCAAGATACAGGAGAATGACTCAAAGATAGATCCTGATGATGTTTTTGCATCAATAAGCGGAGAGTGAAATGGCAAGGATAGGCAGAACCGATCCGATAAGAATACCTGGAGGTAATCAAAGTACAAATATTGCCGCAGAAGTATCTTCGCTTAGATCTCAAGCACCATCTCAAGGACCGTTTTCAAGAGCTATTGTGTTTGAAGTTCTTGGAGACATCTCTAGACGAACTGATGAAGAGCTGACAGCACTTGCTGCATCTGTATCGGGTGGTATAGATGCACTGCGAAGAGCGCCTAGGAACAGCTTAATAGTAAAAGCTGTTGCAGGAAAAGGATCAAGCATACCGACAGATAGCACACTATGTTATCCCTTTTTCCCTCCTCACTTTGGAATGCCTATTAAGCCTGGTGAGCAGGTTTGGGTGATGAAAGAAAACTCAGACTCTGTCTCACCTTACAGTTACTGGATTACAAGAGTAGCTGAGCCAAACTTCGTTGATGATATAAATTACACGCATGCTGAGAGAAGATTTGACCTATATGTCGACAAGGTCACGTCTGAAAGTGCTTCTTCTATCGAGGGAGACAGAGCTGGAGAAGAAGTCAATCCATTTAATGGGCTCAAAGATGAGGGAAAGACTCCAGGCCCACCAGCGTTTAATAATACGCCTGAGGGAGACGACAGAGCGGATGCAACATTGTCTTCTAATACACCTGAAGAGGCTGACATAAATCCATACGATCAGATTTATACGGGCTCTTTTGCGATGCAGTCATTTAAGATGGAGCCTGTCCCAAGGTTCACAAAGCGCCCAGGAGATCTTGTAATCCAAGGTTCCAACAATACACTTATTTGTCTAGGACAAGATAGAGGGTGGAATTTTGAGAATAGACCAGATGGAGCAGAGCACAGCAACGCTTATACAGATGTAGATGCTTCAGGAGCTGCTGTTGAACCTATTCCTGACTTTTGTGGAACAATTGATATTGTCTCTGGTCGTGGAAGATTCTATCCGCAGACGCCTCCAGATCCAGACAACAATCTAATAAAAGACACATCTCCCAGAGTTATTACTAACATACGTGGTAATTTTGAAACAGACAAAAATCCTGCATCTTATATAAATGATGCTGTTAGATCTTCTGTTCCTTATAATCGTTTAGATAGACCTCAAGAGGGAGATCCTGACTTTTTAACAGATGCAAGTCGAATCTATGTGTCTATGAGAACTGATGGAGATGCAAATTTTAACATCACTTCAGACATCATTCCTCCTTTGTTTGAAGGTGAGCTTTCAAATATTGTAGAGAGTCCGTTTGTTGTAATAAAGTCCGACGAGGTAAGAATAGTTGCTCGAAAAGAGACTGATAGAGGATCAATAAACGGAAGTGTAAGAATCATTAAAGAGGGAACTGTTGGAGAAGATGCAGCTTCTATATACCTACTCCCAGATGGAACTGTTCAATTAACAGGAACCAAGATCTACATGGGTCAAGCAGATCAAGGTGCTGGACCAGGCGAAGGAAGCTCTGAGCCTTATATAAAATACTCTGAGCTTGAGTCACTTCTTACGAAGGTATTTGATAATATCGATCAATTCTGCCAAAAGCTTCTAACACACACTACTCCAGGATACGGTGCGCCATCTGTCCAAATAGTTCAGGGTGCCACACAGCTTCAAACAGAAATTCAGCAGAGGAAGCAAGAGATCGAGAATCTAAAGTCTTCTAGAATATTTGGAGAGTGAAAAATGCCATTAGCAGTTTCTAAAATAGAGCTTCAACAGTCAATAACACAGGCTTTCCTAACAATTAATAACTCAGGCGCTGCAGATGGATCTGACCCAGAGTCAAACATTAGAGTATTAGCTGCAGCGCTCACTGATGCAATACATCAGTATATAACTTCTGCAAATGTTGATATCACACAAGTAATATCAACAGTTCCTCCTGGCACACCTGTTTCAACTGTAGGGAGTCCAGTTGCTCAATCAGGTGCGACAATAGCACCATCTGTTGCAACTCATGCAGGATTCGGACGTCTGATTTAGATAAGCAGCATAGTTATTCTCTGAATTTAGAGAATGATGGAATAGATAATGTCTGTTAGAAAAAAGTATGATTTCTCATCTGTGGGTGAGAGCAAAGAAGACTTTGACGCAAGAAAAACAAAAGCGTCTCAGGACATTATTCAAATTCCAATTGGAATAAAAGTTCCAGTTGAGTTAGGCGAGTCAAATGATGGCCTTCTTAAGATGCACACTGACATTGAAAAAGTGTTGGCAGACAACTTTAGAAATATGATAATGACAAATTATGGAGAGCGATTAGGCCTCTATGATTTTGGAGCAAATCTTACAGAGCTTGCTTTTGAACTAGGTACTGATGATTTTGATGCCGAAGCTATTAGAAGGATTCGACGCACAACTCAAAAGTACATGCCCTTTATACAACTTCTAACATTTGAGCCACTAGTTGATAGAGTTAACAATAAAGAAGTGGCCAAAGTCGGAGTTCGAATTACTTACAAGGTTAGTGCTGTCTCTCAAAAAGAGCGTATGATTGAGGTCTTAATATACACAGCAGGATGAAATGACAGTAGATATTAAAAAACAGCTGAGAAAAGAGAGAAATAGAACCTTTCTTGCAAAGGACTTTGACTCTTTTAGATCAGAGCTTCTATCTTATGCCAAGACTTACTTTCCAGATAAGATTAAAGACTTTTCTGAGGCATCACTTGGCGGTTTATTTCTTGACATGGCAGCATCTGTCGGTGACAGTCTTTCATTCTATTTAGATCACCAATTTACCGAACTTAATCCGCTTACTGCTGTTGAGAGAAAAAACATACTCCTACATCTTAGAAATGCAGGCGTAAAGCCAGTGGGATCAAGTCCCTCAGCAGTCCAGATAAAGTTCTATATAAAAGTCCTGTCTGAGCAAAAAGCATCAGGAGAGTTCGGCCCAAAGACAAGCTCACTTCCCGTTATAAGAATGGGAACTGTCTGTAAGTCAACGACAGGAATAAGTTTTAATCTTGTTGAGGATTTAGATTTTGCCTCACTTAATTCAGACGGCGAATACAATGCAAATGTGACAGTCGCAGCATCAGATAGCGCAGGAAATCCATCACAGTTTGTGATGTCGATGACAGGTCTTGCAGTATCTGGAAATGAGACAATTGATCAATTTAATGTAAGCAATCAGCATCTACCCTTTAGAGAATTGACACTTCTCAATTCAGACATAAGTGACATAATCTCTATTTCGGATGGATCAGGAAACGAGTACTTTCAAGTAGAAACGTTGTCTCAGGACACAGTGTTTAGGGCTGTAAACAATCTTGATTCTGACAACAAGCTTGTGAAGATGAATGTTGAAATTGTTCCTGCACCTAGGAGATTTATTTCTAATTTTGATCCAACAACAAGACTGACAACAGTGCGATTTGGATCAGGTGATGCTGATACACTTGACAACGATATAGTTCCAGACCCCAGTGAGCTTTCACTTCCCCTGTATGGTAAAAAGCAATTTACAAGATTTTCAATAGATCCTAGCTCACTCCTTAAGACACAAACCCTGGGAATAAGCCCAAAGGGCACAACAATTTCCATAAGATACAGATACGGTGGTGGTTTATCTCACAACGTTGCTGCTGGTTCTATAAGAATTTTAAATACATTGAACATGGACTTTAGGAATTCTCCAGCTGCAGCAGAAGCAACAGCTGTGAGAGCGAGTATTGAGGTAAAGAATCTGGATCCCGCAAGAGGAGGCGACTCTGCTCCAACTCTCGAGGACCTTAGAACAAGAATTCCAAGCGCCCGTCAGATGCAGTCAAGAATTGTGAGCAAGCAGGATCTTCTTTCTAGAATCTATACCATGCCCAATGAGTTTGGAAGAGTGTTTAGAGCAGGAATATCAGACAACCCAATAAATCCACTCTCAGCGCAGCTTTATCTAATAAGCAGAGACAGATTCGGAAACCTCACGCTATCACCCGACGCGCTAAAGAAAAATCTAAGCACATATTTGAATGAGTTCCGTCTGATATCTGATGCCATTGATATTCTTGATGCAAGAGTTTCTAACTACACAGTTAGATTTGGCATAATGACGCTTCCAACAGCAAATAAAAACGGCGTAGTTCAGAACGTGATATCTAGGATTAAGAACACCTTGAAGGTTGAGAATTTTCAAATAGATCAGCCAATTGTTATTGATGACATCATAAATGTGATAATCAATACCCAGGGTGTTGTGTCACTTATAAGTCTAGACATTCTTCCAAAGACAGAATCAGAGGAGAATCGAACATATTCAAATTTCTATTTTGATTTCGAGGCATCAACTAGAAACAAGATCATCACTGCACCTCGTGGAACAATTTTTGAGCTAAAGTACCCCGACTACGATATTGTCGGTACTGCAGTCTGATAGGAGAGATTAATGTATCTCATATTGACATCGAGTAAGGATACATACATCACCAACAAAATTATCAACAGTGCATTTAGAGCTGTTGATTCAAATGTCGGTCGTGCAGGAACCCTTGATCTTTTTAAACTTTACAGTGAATCAATAATTTCAGGTGAGACTGATCCCGTAGAAGTCTCTAGGATTCTGATAAAATTTGAGTATAATGTTCTGAGTGCCCTCACATCATCTGAGATTGATATCACAAACCCATCATTCAAGTGCTATCTTCACATGAAGGATGTTCTTGGCACACAGTCTGTTCCGAGAAATTTTAATCTCATTGCTTTTCCGCTCTCTATGTCGTTTGATGAGGGTGACGGAAGAGATGTAGGCTCATTTTCTGATATTGATGTATGCAACTTCATAACATCTTCTTACTCTAATGGAATTGCATACACGTGGAATACGCAAGGTGCAAATAAGCAGGGTCTGCTGGGATCAAGTGATATTGATATTATTAGCTCTGGAAATATAGGATCCGGTATAGAGAATTTTGGTGTTAGTCAAAATTTCTACGATGGAACTGAAAATCTTGTTCTTGATGTAACAAAAATAGTATCCGCATCACTTTCAGGTCTAATTCCAAACAATGGGTTTAGGATATCATTTACTCCCACAGAGGAGACAGACTTTAAATCTAGGTTTGTTAAGAGATTTGCATCAAGACACGCAAAGAACATCTTCAATAGACCAACACTTCACGTCCTTTATGACGACTCGATACAAGATAATCACTCAAATTTTGAATTCGATTCAACAGGCTCTCTCTTCCTTTCAAGTTATCGTAGGGGAGCACCTGCAAACTTACTGTCTGGAACAGCCTTGGTTCCAGTTGTAGGTGAGAATTGTTTAAGTCTTACTCTTCGTACGGGATCTTACTCGATCACTGTACCTGCCTCAATGTTCACTGGAAGCACAACAGGACAGGGAACTGAGGGCCTCTACTTCGCTTCTCTTGCAATACCACTCGCTGAGCCGACAATTATTTTTCCAAGCTCATCTATTAAAGACTTTGCTATAAAGAGTGGATCTCTAACTTTTGATGAGATATGGCACTCAAATGACGGATCTATCGGATTTTATACAGGCTCTTTGACTGTCAAGTCTCCTCTAAGAACAGCATTTATAAATGCACAGAATAGTGCACCTGTGTTAAAGGTCACAAATCTATCAGGAGAGTATAAGAATTCTGATAAGGTTAAAGTTAGACTTTTTGGTCTTGATACAAAAAATTACCAGAATAAGCCAGCTAAGCTTCTTCAAAAAGTAAAGAGCGAAATATTTGATCAAGTCTACTATCGCGTAGTTGACACAGACACAGGAAATGTCGTGATTCCTTTCACAAAGAGTGGTAATATAACAAGGTGCTCAGTAGACTCAGAAGGGATGTATTTCAATTTCAGGATGGATGCACTCTTTCCTGGAAGGGTCTACCACTTTGAATTTTCTGTCACAAGTGCAGGTGTTGAGACAGTGATAGCGCAGAAGAGCTCAAGATTCAAGGTCAGTCAATAATGAGAAAGTCAGGAAATACATTTGCTCCCGGATCGAGCCTCTTTACACCAAGTATTGTTAGAGGTCTTACGGGTGATCAGTCCGCTCTTATAAATGTAACTGCTGCAAGTCTAAGTGGATCAACTCAAAATACAACATCGTCATTTAGATATGACCCACCTGGAAGTCCAATAAAGTCCACGCAGCAGATCTCAATTGACTGGTCAAAATTTGAAAATCACACATTTTTTAATTCTGCTGAGGCAAAAGTCAACACAGCGTTTGATGTCATTATTAACACGTATCCGTTTGACGGAAGCAAGTCTGAGCTACTAAGCTTCTTCGATGGTCTGACAGGATTTGAAAAGTATGTCTACGATCTATTTCCAAAGAGCAGGGGATTCCTTCACTTCTCTGGGAGCACGGGACCACAGGCAGGGTCCTATATCAAAATCATTGATAGCGCTGGAACATCTGCCCCATCAATTTCTAGAAACACAAGTGCAAAGTCTGTTCTAGATCAGGGTGAAAATCCCATATCGTACGATTTTCAGCTACATATACCATCAGGAACATCGCAGGGTAACCAGGTTGTCATTCAGAGACTTCGAAATTCTAATTTTGGTATTACCTTAGCCCTAAGCCAGACGCTGTCCACAGATCATTCTGGGACGCTACTGATGCTTGTGTCTTCCGGATCATCGTTCCTGAGCGCATCAATGAGCATCTCAAAGGGAGACTTTCAGCACATATGTGCGACATATGATACGACACCGGGTGTAAACAGGATAAAGCTTTATAGAAATTCAATTCTTAAGAGCACATCCACACCCTTGGAATTGGGAGCTTTTGGATACACAGCATCTCCTTTTTACATTGGAAGTGGCTCAAATCACAGCGCGGGAACATTTGGTGGCCCAACATCAGGAATAGCTTTCAATCAAACACTGTCAGGAGCTATTGATGAGCTCAGAGTGTACCACAGTGCCAGGATCGAAAAAGAGCAGAATAAGTTCATAAAACGATCAGTTTTTCCTGACTCAAATCTCAAGCTCTACTATAAGTTTAATGAGCCAACTGGGTCTTATTCAACAAATACAGCTGTTATTGATAGTAGTGGAAACTCACTACACACATCTGTTGTAAACTTTAATCAGTCACTCCGTGAAAGCAGGGGTTTAGATGTTCCTGTCTCATATGAGAGTGTTGAAGAGTCACCTGTTCTATTTCCAGCGTATTCTGATGTAATAACACTCAATCAGAATCTCCTCTCTTCAGCTTCTGACTACGATACTAATAATCCCAATATGATCACAAAGCTTATTCCAAGACACTATCTCATGGAAGCAAGTATTTTTGAGGGATTCGGACAGAATAGTGAGCTAGGAAACATAACAGATCCGTACTCATCAACTTCTAATATGCCCGGAGGAGGAAAGCTAGGATCATCACAGATTATTGCATCACTTCTTTTCATCTGGGCGAAGTACTTTGATGAACTTAAAATGCATCTGGATCAGTTTGGAAAGCAGAGAAATGTCGATCCAATTGAGGAGGGAACAATTGCTAACACTTTCCTTCCCTACCTCGCTGAGACCTATGGATTTCAGCTCCCTGAAATGTTTCCGAACTCATCATATGAACAGTTTTATAACAAGACTGCAGTCAATACAGACAGTTCGATAACAAACAATAGCCTTCAATACATACAAAATCAAATCTGGAGAAGAGTCCTCAGTGACATGGTTGAGATCCTCAGGGCCAAAGGAACTATTCACAGCATAAAGTCTCTAATAAGAGATATGGGACTTAATCCTGACTCAAACTTTAGATTTAGAGAATTTGGTGGGTCTAGAACGGGAAGACTCGGCGATCAACGTGCATTGAAGACAAGCAATCTTCGATCACTTGATTTTTCTGGATCATTTAGCACAAATATACCCGCTTATGACAGTCAAGGAATTCCATCGAATTTCCCATTTTTTAAGTCACCGGGTCTAGTCCAGGGAGGACCACTAAAAGTCTCTGATTCAAGTTTGGTTGTAAGAACAGAGCCTGGGTATCCATATCCAGGAGCTCTTCCTGTATTTGACAGAATCCTGACATCTGGATCCTGGACGTATGAAGCGACCTATAAGATGACCCCTTCCAGGACATTAGGTGTCACCCATCCTCTCACATCATCACTTGTTAGATTTGCAACATCGGGAACAAATGTTGTACCAACACATCTCGACAATACATTTTTGAATTTAGTAGCATTTTCAGGTTCAATAGAGGAAAACCTCACAGGCTCCTTGTCACTAATCTTTAGGGACACATGGAGCGCGACGAGTGCACCCAAGCTTGTTCTTCCACTCACAGGTGTGAATATATTTGATGGAGACTTCTGGCATATTTCTTTTGGAAGAGAGAGAAATGATTCTTTCTCATCATTCACATCTTCGTCTTGGTATCTGAGAGCGGGAAAGCAGGTAAGCGGTCGTCTAGTAGAGTTTTATGAAAACAGCGTTCTTTTTAATGACTCTGTTCCATCATCATCTACAACGGGTAGCATCCTGACGACGTGGTCAAATCAGATAAACATGTCTGGAACCATGATCCACGTTGGAAATCAATTAGTTCCAAGTGATCCAACACTTCTTGGTCTTTCTTATAACGGATCACCAAACACATCTCTGGACAGATCTTCTTTCTTCGGCGGCAGAATTTTAAACATGAGATTCTGGACAAAGCCAATGTCTATCGAAGAGACAAAAGCACACGTTCTAAATCCAACTTCACTAGGTGTCGCAGACGCAAAGAAGAACTTTAATTTCGTGAAAAGTGTCTCAGGATCATGGGAAAAAATAAGAGCAGACATTGACTTCATGCAGGAAAATGTGACATCAAATACGCAGGGAAGTCTATCAATAATTGATATGAGCCAGAATCAATTTTCTTGCACAACAACAGGATTTGAGTCCAGCAAGACAATTTTCAGGCCAGAAATTATCACATATTCAACCATAAATCCAAATTTTGATCAGTCATCTGACACGAATAAGATACGTGTGAGATCCTGGCAAAGCAGTAAAAATGTTGATCTTTACGGTGGACAACAGTCTCCAATGTATCAAATTCCTGAGGACGAGGATCCAACAGACGACACTCGTTTCTCAATAGAGATAAATGCCGTTCAGGCTCTCAATGAGGACATTATAAAGATATTCTCATCTCTTGATGCATTCGACAACTATATCGGCAGGCCAGAGCTGCAATTCTCTGATGACTATCCAGATCTTCAGAACCTACGCGATGTTTACTTCAATCGTCTAGTGGGAAAAGTTAATTTTAGCACATTCTTTGAGTTCTTCAAGTGGTTTGACACAACAGTATCTCAAATAATTGAGGGACTCATTCCTAGAAAGACAAAATTTCTCGGTGTGAATTTCGTCGTAGAGTCTCATATGCTTGAAAGACCTAAGGTGAGATACAACACACACGATATTTACGTGGGTCCAAATGACAGACACGGATCACTGGGGCTTCTTCTAGTTCAGCAGCTTTCAGGTGACCTCAAGAGGTACTGATGACAGAGTCAGCAAGAGCGCAGCAGGGTTTTAAAACAAAAGTAAGTTCTGCTACCATAGTGACACCCCAAGAATTTTCTGGGTCAAACACACTTGAGAAATATGATCAAGGTGTGTATGTCAATAGTGTGAATTCACTTTTCGGGCCTTCTGTTGTAAAGATGCGTCCCAACAATGATTTCCTCAAGGTGAAGGATGGTAGAACTGTTCAAATAACCGAAGGATCATTTGATGACACAGAGTCTCCAACATCTCTTGTCCTAAGTGGAAACTCTCTGAATGTGTATGAGAAATCATACATCTCAATGAATTTCTTTAGCAAGATGAGTCCAGGTGATGCAGCAACTGAGGGAACTAAACTGTCGGGTGCAAAAATAGCTCCCTCACATTATCTTCTGGATAATGACTTTGGTCAAGCAGATCTATATCAAGATGGAAAAGCATTTGAAGAGGCAGATTCAGCAATAGATCCTGTAAGAATTGTATCGACTGATCCTTACACAATTGTAATTCCATATGAATTAGTAAATACAACAGATGCTAGGCTCCTCGATGGTGTTATTGATACTTTCGATGTAAGAAAAGAAGTCGATAGATCAGCGATAGATGTTCCATTTAGAGCAAAAGGAACACGTGGCGATCTTGTAAATTCCGATTCTTATAGGAGATCTTATCTCGTGTTAGACGAAGTGGAAGTATTTCAAGTTCGTCAAAATTCTGACTCAAAAGCAAATCCTATTAGAGGCACAGATCCGTTTCTAGACTCAGAAGATCAGTTTGGCATAGCAGACTTCTTTGGCATTGAGATGACTGACACAATGACGGGACCAGTTTCAAGCATAGGCTATGTAAAGCCTCCAACACAGACACTCTCGCCTTTCAAAGACGCTTCAGATGTTGAGGATGTCATCAATAGTTTTCCAACAGGCACAGTGCCTGGTTCTTTAGACTATGAAATGAGGGCTGCAGTCGCTGCTTTGGCAGGTAATACCGCACCCGGTCACTCATATTTGAGTAGAAATCACGTTTCACTTGCGCGCGGTTTTGATTATGATAACTGTGAGTTTGGTATTGACTCACTCGCATACGGAGGACTCTTAAAGTAATGTCCGGATATCTCAACAATCCTCCCAGAACAATTCTGATAGAATCAGATAATCGTCCAGGTAGTTATCCCACACTCACGTCACCTGTTGACGCAGCAAGATCATCTGAGTTCAACAAGCCTTTTCGGGACACTATCACAATGGAAACTCCCGTTGTGTATGGTCGATCCAGCGTCAATTTTTCTGATGTCCCAAGTAGCTCAGACTACATCCAGATTGTTAATGCCAACGGTGTGACTAATAAGTTTGTGTTCAGCAATGCACCTTCAGCATTTGTAATTTCATCAAACACATACACAGTAGACATGAGAGGCGTGAGATCATCTGTAGGCAATGCAGAGCTGGGTCTCAATGCAAAACAGGTATCAATTAATAACGCAGCGAGAAGGTTCATCACTGCAGTCAATCTTGCAACTGGATCATTTATTACCGCGGCACCTGGAACAAGAACAAGTGATGTAATTCTAACGCAGAATATTCCAGGCACAGCTGGAAACACATCGAGCACATCAAGCACAGTTAAAATTACTGTTTCTGATTTCACCGGTGGGCGAGACACGCATGTGAGGTATCCATACGGAGTTCACGTATCCGACGGCAATGCTTCGATGTCTGAAGTAGTCAGGCGTGTCATTTCCACATCAAGATCAGGAACACTTGATGTACCGACATCCGGAGATGCGCGATTAGTCGAGGGTTACGCCGAACAGCACGGTTTTGGTTCTTTCTCTCCTTTCGATGAGAGCAATTCACATCAGACGTTTGGAATATCAGGCGTTCGAAGAGATTCCAATTCTTATTCATCTAAAGCATATGGAACTCAAACAGAAAATTATGATCAATTTTTAACTCGAGGATCAATTTCTGGAAGCCTTGATGAGTCGCTGCGAGTCAAGGACAAGATTGTAATTGACTTGACTCCTGTTGAAAAAACAACAATTGCTTCTAAAGACTCTCCCGGAGAAAATTTTCCGATGGCATATTTTAATTTCCAGACAAAGAAATGGGAAAGAATAGGCTTTGGAATTGATCCAACCACAGCAGGAGGTGGCACTTCAATACAGGATGAGCTGGATTCAAATTATACAGGATTTGGATTAGGTGCTTTTAGCTTTGATATGCCGACGTCTGATTTTTCTAAGATATCAATAATTGATCCTAATATTGCATCTACTTTTACAGGAGAAAAAAGATTAATCCTTCAGCCAGGATGGTCGACACCCACGGACATATTTGGGTTTCCATTTCATCCAAAGTATCATGCGACATCTTCACAGGTTCTCGATACATCTACACTAATTGATAGACCGTTTATTCTTGAAAAAATAGTGTATGAATTCTCAGGTTCATCTGAGAATGCTGACTACATTCAATCTCAAGGATTTGGCAAGGGTGTATCTCATATTGGTGTTATTGGTTCAATAAGTGGTACCCTTTTTAACGGTGCCACTTTTTTCATTCTTAATCAGCGAAAAGCAAAGACCGATCAAAATTCATCATACACTAATTTTTATTATGAATATGGTGAGGGAGGTATAGGTCCATATGATCCTCCAACAGTTAGTAATAATTTTAAGAGAGGTTATTATGAATCAGGCGGTATTCCACAAAATCGATCTTTATCGACTGGAGCATCAAATAATTACGTAGATTCAATTAGAGACCTTGTAACATTTGCAAGAGTTGGTACAGTTTGGCCGACTTACGATCAAGAAGTCGTTGAAACTTTAGAAGAAGGATTTCCTCATCCTGCACAATTCATGGATCTTGCTGTTGTGGTTCCTGCATCTGGAACTCTTGATGGCCATTATACTGTATCTTCTAATGTAAAAACATCTACTAATATTCCTGCTACAGCTGTATGGGAATTTATAAGTCAAAGTGCAGGCAGTGCAATATCAGCATATGTCACGAGAGACTCATCTACAAGAAATGCTATTGATATTCCGACAGGCAGATCAATTACAAGTGAGTTTTGTGGTCCTGAAATTACATTTGTTGCAGAATCTAATTTAGGAAATCCCACAAATAGAATAAATTACGGTATAAAAATAGATAATTTTGCTTCACCCTACTTGTTAATGCCAGGAGATAAACTTATTTTTGGCTGGCAATCATTAGTTGGTCTGGGAGGTACTTCATACAACGGCCCTTATTTCTCTATAGGAACAGACTCTGGAAAGCTAATTCTCTACGGCTCTTACCTACGAGATGACAAGCCAGTACACAACATCTACAAGGATCAATTAAACTCTGACGCTGCACACGAGACAGTACCGCCAGGTCCATCTGCGCTTGATAGATTTGAGACAGAACCTCAGATGACATTCTCTGGAAGCATGAGGGAAGAGCACATCACTGGTACAATGTTGACCAGAAACAGTGATGGCTCTCTATCAGTCACAAATGTAAATGATTTCACTATAGGAGGTGTGAGATCTGTGAGCGCTCGAGTGAGCAATGGTAATGTGAGACAGCGTTGGTCATTTTTTAGAAATACAAGACTTGTTGATTCTGAAGAGCAGTACTATGATTCAATGCAGCCAAATCCTTTGGATGTGCTATTTCCAGACACTAGTGTGAAAGCGTATGCAACAAATACAGCTAGTTATATACTTTTAATGCTTCCTGATGAAACATATAAAATAAACGCTTCAGCACCAAATCTTGAAAATGCTATAAACACATACAGCAATAGAAGTTTTCTATTAGGTTATCCATTTTCACAAAACTTATCATCGATTCCTAGGGTAAAGAAAATAAATACAACTGTCTTTACTGGGAAACTTGTTCCATCATTTTTTGTAGATGCTTCTGATAATGTCACTTTTGGAAATACCGTTTTAAAAACGGGAC